TGCTCAGCGCGTTCAATCTATCCTTACCATGATTGCATGGCCGCCAGCATTCACCAGCATTGGCACAGGCGCTACAACTTGCGTGGCAGACCCTGGCACAACTCGCACAGTCCTAGAGGCAATCCAGACTGCTGAGTTCACAGAACAGGGCGCGTTCTATATCGATGAGAATGGCGTAGCAACCTTTAAGGGTCGCCAATTTGTTTATGATGCTCAAGCTGCAAGTCCAACAGTATTTAATCAAACTGGCACAGGCATTAACTATGCAGGAATTACCTTTGCGCTTGATGACAAGACAATCGTAAACAAGGCAACTGTGACCCGAATTGGTGGCACAGCACAAACCTACTCAGATGCGACATCTATCGCTGCTTACTTCACACGATCCATTACAGCTACAGATATGCTCATGCAGACAGATGCTAACGCCCTAGCTTTAGCAACTGCTTATGTCGATTCGCGTAAAGAAACCTCTATCCGTATTGAAACAATCACTTTAGACTTGATGACTCCAAGCTACACAGCAGGAGTTACAGCAGCTCTTAGCCTTGACTTTTTTAACACAGTAGATATCACCAATGAGCAACCTGGTGGATCAACTATTCAGAAGAAGCTGCAAGTGCAGGGAATTGCTCACAACATCACCCCTAACACATGGACTACTACTATTGCCACACAGGAGCCTTTACTCGATGTTATGTACTAGAATTGACCCTATGAAAGAGGTGTGCTAATGGCTGTCGGACTTCCGCTTAAAACGACCTATGCAAATGGAGATGTTTATTCCGCATCGGATGTTAATGATACAAATGGCACAATTAACGCTAATGCCTCGCCTTACGCTGCTGGCAAGAATAAGTTTTTAAACTCTGATTTTGGAATAAATCAAAGAAACTTTACAAGCACAACAACAAATAATACTTATGGGTTCGATAGATGGCTCTTTGAAACTTACCAAGCCACAGGTTCAACTACTTATTCAACACAAACCTTCACACCAGGAACAGCTCCAGTATCTGGCTATGAGGGTAAGAACTTTGCGAGAATAGTTACAACAGGACAAACAGGCATAGATGCTTATTCAATTTTGCAGCAGCGAATTGAGGATGTACGAACCTATGCAGGTCAGACTGTAACTATCTCTTTTTGGGCTAAAGCGGCGAGTGGTACTCCATCTATCTCAACTGTGGCAAATCAGGCTTTTGGTACAGGTGGCAGCCCATCTGCTACTACTCAGGTGGCTGTTGCTAAGACTGCTATTACTACATCGTGGGCGCGTTACTCTTTCCAATATGCAGTACCTTCAATTTCAGGCAAAACTATTGGAACAACTGCTAACACATCTTATTTAGGTATTTACTTTTGGTTCTCTGCTGGTACTGCCTACAACGCACCAACAGGTTCTTTAGGTATTCAAACTAATACTTTTGATATATGGGGTATGCAGATTGAAAACGGCTCTACTGCAACTCCTTTCCAAACAGCAACAGGTACAATCCAAGGAGAATTAGCCGCTTGTCAGAGATACTATTTCCAAACAGATGCAATAACTGGTAACGATGCTGGTTTGGCTTGGTTCTTGGGATATGACACGGGACAAGCGTTCGGAATTGCTCCCATAACAGTTTCAATGAGGGTTGCTCCAACAATTACAATATACAATAATGCTGGAACTGCTGGTGGAGCAAATGTCCTCGGTAGCGCAGATGTCACAGGAGTAGCCGTAAGTCGCATTTACAAAAATGGATTTAATCGCATATCCAAAACAAGCGGATGGGCGGCCAATAATCAAATTGTTTGTTGGTTTAAGGCAGAGGCGGAATTATGAAACACACATACATAGAAATTATTGACAATAATGAAACTGTGGGCATTTTGCGTTCTGATGGTGCATCTATTCCATTAGATCCTGGCAACTCTGACTATCAGGCATATCTAGCGGAACAATCCACACCGATGGTGACTGATGAAGCCAATCCTCTGTAAGGCTGGACAGCAACTTCGTGAGCAGATTGATGATTCCTTTCCTGACCGCGACCGCAAAAGTGATGGTTGGATAGGCGATGCCAAGCACTCCAATCGTAAGAGTGACCACAATCCCGATCCGTCTAACGGAATCGTCAGGGCTATTGATGTGGATAAGGACTTCGACTCACGCCCCAGCACAGGTGCTTATCTTGCCGACCAAATACGCCTATGCGCCAAGAAGGACAAGCGAATTGCTTACATCATCTATGCCGGAAAAATTTCCTCAGCTAAATCGCTTTGGCGTTGGAGAACTTATTCTGGCATTAACCGCCACGATGCTCATATCCATATCAGCTTTACTAAAAAGGGTGACAAAGATTCTTCCTTCTTCCAAATCCCAATGCTAGGAGCAAACACATGAACATGAAAAACCCTCTCATCCTTACAGCTGGTGCTTTTCTATCAGCTTGGGCTGCAAGCAACTTCGATGTAGATTACCGCGCAATTCTCTGGGCTGTGCTTGCAGGTGTATTCGGATATGCGACCCCTAAAAAATGACACAACAAGACTTCTTCACACTCTACATTGCAACGATATCTATCATCGGTGGTCTGGCAGGTTATGTCATCACACATCTATTGGGAGAAATTAAACGACTCAATTCGCGTGTCGATGAAATCTATAACATCCTTCTAGAGCGATAATTTTTGTCATGGCTAGAAAAGCAACGAAGGCTTTACAGGATCAAGACTATTCCAAACTTGATGCTTACAGCATCGGACTCAATGAGTTCTATAAATCATTGCGTCGTGCTGGGTTCTCTGTTGATTTGGCATTAGCCATCATAGTTGAGCGGAGCAGTTACCCGGACTGGATACTGCCTAATCCAATTAACCCAAATATCCCAGAGCCAGACTGGTATGACGATGAGGATGAATGAAAAGAACGTTAGTTTGGCCGGACTTGCAGTGCCCATACGAGGATGCACATCTTGTACGAAATTTTGAACTATTTGCAAAAGCGTTTAAGCACGATTCTGTCGTTACTATTGGAGATGAAATCGATCTCCCACAAATCAGTCGATGGACTGAGAACACACCAGGCTGGTACGAACAGACACTAGCTGATGACCGCGACCATACAGTCGATGTGTTGTGGCGTTTAACTCAATACGCTAAGGAAGCACATTCGGTGCGTAGCAATCATACTGATCGTCTGTACAACGTCATTATGAAAAAGATTCCAGCGTTTTTATCTTTGCCCGAATTACGCTTTGAAAAGTTCTTGCAGCTCGATGAGCTAGGCATTCAATTCCATAAAGAGGCCTATCCCATCGCTCGTGGCTGGATAGCCGTTCATGGTGATTTAGGTGGGCTTAATCCGAATCCAGGAATGAGCGCATTGAACCAAGCCAAGAAGGCAGGGGTTTCAACCATTATGGGGCACACGCATCGTGCTGGCAGGAGTGCCGTTTCTGAGGCCTACAATGGCTCTGTGAGGCGTGTACTGCATGGAGTTGAGGTAGGACATGCAATGAACGTAAAGGCCGCCAAATACGTTTCTATGCCCAATTGGCAGCAAGCCTTCGCTATTGTCACCGAGATAGGCAAGAATGTCCAAGTGGACTTAATCTACGTTGAGAAGGATGGTACTTTTGTTGTGTCAGGTAAGAGATATGGGCGCGCTCGTTAACGACGTGCGAACCGACATAGATGATCAGATGGATGCGTCAGAATTATTGCCGTTTCGTCATTGAAATGTACTTGACGTACCCCAATTAAATGCGACACTAATCCTGTACCCAATCAAGGGCATTGGGGCAGTTAGGGCAAAACAATGAACTCATTAACAATCCTTACAGTAATTGGAATAGCAGTAGCGCTGTACTTTGCTTTTAGATGGGGTCAGGAAACTGGCTACGATGAAGGCCTAGTTGATGGTCGCAAAGCTGTACGCAAGTATTACGAGCAGGTGGGTAAGTGAAAGCCACAGAAGCGCTCATTCATGCAATCGACATCATGCAAGATCGTGGCAAGGTCTATGGTCATCCGCGAATCAATCAAGGTCGGATATCTCAAAGGCTATCCAATCTATTTGATTTCCCAGTCACAGACGCTCAAGCTGCACTTGCAATGGTCGAAGTTAAACTCGCCAGAATCACAGAAACGCCAGGACACACAGATTCTTACATCGATGCAATAGCGTATTTAGCAATAGCACTACAACTCCAAACAGAGGATGACGAACTATATGTTTGATTTAACTAATTACGAGGATGTCAATTCACGCATCCGTAGATTTCAGGTTGCTTACCCAGTTGGAAGGATTGTCACAGATGTCATTCAATTCAATGCTGAGAAAGGTCATGTACTCATATCGGCTCAGATTTACCGCGAGCATGAAGATACACTTCCTGCTGCTGTCGATTACGCTTTTGGAGATGCAAGTACGTTTAATGCTTCGATGCGTAAGTTTTACGTTGAGGATACTGTCACGTCAGCGATTGGCAGAGCACTCTCACTTGTCTTGGAAACAACACACAAACCAACAGTCCAAGACATGGCAAGAGCGAAACTCGCAGAACCTAAACCCGAGAAATATATCCCTGTCGTGAAGGAAGATGATCCCTGGACAATCAAAACAGTTGCTATGCCAGTAACAGCAGAACAAGCTGTGGCAACAGTCAAGGATATTATAGGTGGCACGACTGACAAAGATATTCCTAACTGCTTATGTGGCAAGCAACGCATCCTGCGCACCGGTACTGCCAAGACAGGCAAGCAATGGGCTGCATGGGATTGTCCGTTTAAGGCTAGCAACTACCAAGTAGGGCAACAGAAGGCTTGTGAACCTGATCGTGTATGGTTAGAGCTAAACAGTTTGGGTCAATGGCAACCACAGAAGGTACGCGCATGATGACCAAGCATGTTTACAGCTTCTTTGGCTATTCCGGTGTGGGTAATTGCAATGATTGCGATGAGGACACAATGCTTAATGATTATAAGCTTGACGATGGTTTATTCGTTGCACTATGTGAGAAATGCGAAGATAGGTTGGGATTGTAAATGGGCGAAATGGTAATCTTTGACAATGGCACAGCAACCATCATGGGCGGAGAGTTCGAAGAACCGCAGGATATTGTTATCTATTGCGATCTTTGCAATGAGCCTGTGGCTATTACTCCAGAGTTCAATGACAAAGTGTTTCTCACCTGTATGAGATGTCATGCCGTTAGCCACATAGCATTAAAGACATCCAAAGAACCAGATGAGCCAACAGAGCCGTAAGCATCGAGGGTACGCGACTGAAAGGCTGGTGGCATCGTTCTTGCAGCAATGGTGGCCACACGCTAGCGTAGGTCGAGGTCAAGGGAAGGATGTTCTTGGTGTTCCGTTCGACATCGAGATCAAAGCTCGTAACTCCCTAGACATAAGTGGAACGCTCCGCCAGATTAAAGCACGTACTTCCAAATCGGGGGAATTGGGATTTGCGTGTTTCAGACTTAATGGAATGGGAACTGCATCAGTCGAGCAATTCGTCTGTATGTTGCCGTTAGGTGATCTGGTGGAGCTTCTACGAAAGGCTGGCTACGAAAAGATTCCAGATAAGTTCGACTGGGAAGCTGCAAGCATTAGATGTGATTCATGTGGTAATTGGAAGATTAAACAATGGGAGTGCAAAGCCTGTGGGAAAGAAGCGTCTAATGCCAATGTATGAATATCGTTGTCCATTATGTAATACACAGATGGAGCTTGAATTATCTATGGATCATGATTTAGTTCGATGCACAGATTGCGGCGCACAAGCTAATCGCATCTATTCAGTGCCTGGCTTAGTGTTTAAAGGAAAGGGCTTTTATACAAATGACAAGAATCAATGATGAGGATTGCCCATGTTTCTACTTTGCTACATGTCCAGATGAAGGAGCGCACTTAGACAATTAAGAAACGCCGTCCTGACCTGCACTTATAGAAATGGATTTGACATGACCAGTACACTCAGAGGGCTAGAGCACACCAGGTGCTCAGAGCGAACCGCTCAGCGGTTAGTTCGCTCGGTAGCAATCGTGTTGGGGATAGCTCTATGCTTCTCCATAGGTTCAGCAGCAAGTGCGACAAACGATCCAACAACACGCATAACATCTAAGCAATATGCTAAAGGACAATTAACTACAAAGAACTACAAATGTTTAGCAGTTCTATATGGCAAAGAATCAGCATGGAATTGGAAAGCAGTAGGTAACTTAGAAGGTACTCAAAGAGTCTATGGGATACCTCAAGGTAAGAGTGAATGGTTACGTACAGCTAATCCATTACAACAGATTGATTGGGGCTTACGCTATATCGGACATAGGTATGGCTATGTGCGTACAATAGAGGGTATGCAACCCAATACATGTAAAGCTTTAGATCATTGGAAGCGTAAAGGATGGCATTGACAAGATATAACAAACGAGTCAATGACCCCAGAGATAGCAGAGCATGGCGTGCGTTGCGTAAGACTATCCTTGCAAGGGATCAATACATCTGTGCCTACTGCGGACAAGATGCAGATACTGTGGACCATGTGCATAGCATCAAGAACAACCCAGACATGGCCATGAATCCCGAGAACTTAGTGAGTGCGTGCAGACGCTGCAATAGCATGAAGGGTTCACGCTCAGAAGGCGTTTTTTTAGCACGCAAGTTCAC